TGGGATCCCGCACGCACCAACAATAGTCTTGGATAAGAAATCTAGCTCTGGTGTGAGCATGAGAGCTTTTCCATCGCCACCAATACGCTGGTATCCGACAGGAAAAGGCATAACCGCTTTGTAGTTAGGATCCCTGCGTCTGGCAGCCAGCTGCTTATTGATCTCAGTTCTCCAGCTAGAAAGATCGGTGTGGACGTATGGATCCATCTTACCGTTAGCCTGTGGGAAAATGATATCAAAAGGAACGATGTGCTCGTTGATGACAGCTTCTTGCCCGCGTCTGAGGGTGTAGAAATAATAAAGGTCTTTGAGGGCCGTGCTAATAAGCGGCATACCCCAGCCCATGTCTTTACCAGCGAGCGTCGGGCGTTTGAGGTGGTACAGGTTCTGTGAGCTCAGCTTAATCTTACGCTGCTTCTTAATAGCCTCCAGATACACAAGAGGGGTATCCTCCATAACATCTGGATCACCCGCCATGATCTGTCTTTTGAGCTTATCTGGGATGCTGTAAAGGTAGGTGTGGCGCCCACTGGCATCGTTGTACTTGATGTCGATGAACTCAGGATTAATCCGGATCATGCGGAGATTCTCTAGGGACTTGTATGGCATGTCCCTGATTACCGCGGGTCCACTGTATCCGCACTTGCGGCATCTAATTTTAACTACAAGATTCTCGATTTTCTTGTCTACAGATTTCCACGGATGGCGCTCTTTGCAGCTGCCGCACTCGAGGTGTCTTGCAAAAGGGTAGCTGATGGTGACAAAAGCGTTCCCGTATGTGGTGAGGTCAAGGTTGACCTCCATGTTAAAGGTCTTGATCTGAAGAGTGTTGTTAAGAAGAGTCTGCCAGTATTCAACAACCTCGTGGTTGGGATCCTCTAAGATAACATCTGTAACCGGGTATCTTGCGATCTTGCTTAGCGCAGGCCCTAGAAAGGAGTTATTTGTGGCGTAGAAATACACCCACTTAAACAGTTCTTTAACCGTAGGCGGGATGTATTGCTGCGAGATATCAAAGAAAGGAGACGGATAACGTGTTTTACCACGCTGGTCTCCCATCCTCATACTCGGATCTACTTGTGCGTCCTGGCTCATTTATTGAGGGTCCCCAAACGGTGAAAATAGGTGTGCCAGAGTAGGGCTGATATCTATCAGATTAACCACCGACTGCTCAGGCATTATCACAACTTCATTGTATCCTACCGCAGGTATTTGTAGAAGGTAAGCTTGTTGTTGGATAAGCGACAATGTAAATCTTCCGTAATCGTCGGTAGCGGTAGTTATCGTGCCTTGCGTCAGGACGGCTCTGTCTATCATAGCAGGGTCAACCCTGACCTCGGCCGAAACCTTGATGCCCACCACCGGATGGTTTGAGGCATCGGTTATACGGCCTTCAAGAAGGCAAAGTGCTGGGCTTGGAATAGACGGAGTGAGTGTAACAGAAGGCAGAGATTCATCAGCTCCCTTAACAGAGGTGAGTCTGTACAGGTCTAGCTGGTCCCCATAGGCGTCGTCATAAGTGTAGTCAAACACACCTGTGGTTCTAGCCACGTTTGCAACCAAAGCAAACTCTAGTCCTGGTGTCACGATCCTGGGGGTTTGTGTGGTGTGGGTAGCAAATAAGCACGGCCTTAAAATGAACTTGGCGCCAGACTTAGCGGTACACCTGATGTAGAGCTTATCCCCTGAAATATTTCTACTCGCGAGCACTCCTTTGCCAAGCGAGTTAATCTTAGCGACCACAGAGTTAATATCTACGGCGGTAAGGGTAATTTCTTGTGGCACCGGAGAGGTGGCTGAAAATTTTAGTGTGTCACCAATAACAAGCGCATTGGGATAGGCTACGACCAGCCCAGTAACAGCCTTATAGATATTGAAACTGTCACAGTCTGCGTTCTCATAAGTGAACCAGTTGAGGTTAATCATTTAATACCTCTTCTAGCAAGCAACCTTACCAGTCCCTTGTTGCTGTAGTTTGCTAGGGACCTGTTCATATAAACATTTTTATGCAGCCCGTGAGTCCACTTAGGCAGCTTACTTGCTTTTCTAAATCCAAGCAGGAATCTATTGCTTGCTTTCATCTGCCGGCACTCCTTGTGTAGTGGATAGTAGTCCAGTGATGGATGCAACAGCTCCGAGGAGTTGTGGGAAGCCTAGAGCTCTCTCTGCCTCAGACTGATCAGATGGCGCGTTTACTGGCACGACCGGAGGCAAGAAATCAGGCGTACCCCCAAACACAAGTAAGCTGCCCAGTGTGTATCCACGAATACTCATTAGAACACCGTTAGTGGCACCATCGCTTTGTAGCTGATGCTGTTATGAACTACGGTAACGTGGCAGCTGTAGATATTTCCTGCAGCTAATACGACGCTAGCGTTGGCTCTGGTTAATTTAAATACTCCGTCCGTGCCTGAGGTAAGGATAGGACCTAGGGTGAAGATAAGATTATCGTCCACGTCCAGCACTTCTACAGAAGCAGAGGTAGCGTCCACAAGCAACTGAGCGTTCTTGGTAAGTGACGCTGTGAAATCAATAGTGTCTGAGACAGGGTTAATGGTTGCACCAAGTTTCGCTTCCCATACCTTTTGCTCGGTGATGATCTCGTCCTTAGCCAGGGCTAATTCCGCAGAAGTCACTAACCCAGATACATCTACGTTTGCATCCACAGGCTCAGTTAAGCCGCGTGTGGTGTAAGACCAGATATCTGCTGGCGTTGTTACGCCTGATTGCACATTGCCAATCTCTGTTAGAATCGTTGCTGAGGTGGACTCAAGTGCTAGTGGTGCTACTGCGGCCGCAAGTGCTGCGGTGCTAGGCTTGCCAGACAGCGTGGTTTCAACACCAGCGATATCGGACTGAATAGCTGACTGAGCATTACCAAGCTGTGCCGATGTAGCTAGTGCAGACAGATCGCTAGGTGCCGCTCTGCTACTTACATTAACATCGAGCCTGTTAAGTCTGGTATCAGATGAAAGAAGTGGGTTTGTAGGTATCAGAAGTACCGTAGACTCACTTGCTGGTACAGCTGGCAGGTTATCTGTCTTAGCCTTTATAGCTACTGAGTTGCTTGCTGCTGTAGTAGCTGCGGTAAGCACAGGCGCCACGATAGCGGTGACGGAAGCATTACCGGCTGGGTCAGAAGGAAGATTTGTGGTTTTTGTGTTGATAGCCACGGTGTCCACTTTAACGGAGGCCACAGAAGAAGTGAGCGTACCTAAGCTTGTGTTTGCGTTACCAACACCAGTGTTTACACTAGCCACAGCCGACTGAGTTGTTGCATGTGCTGACAAGTCGTTGCCAGCTCTTGCTGATGCAGATGCCTCTGATTCTCTTGTACTGACCGCAACATCAAGGTTATCAAGCTGAGCAGCTCTCGGAGCTGTGAGTCTTCCGGTAAGGGTAGTAGTGTCTGCCTGAATGCCGGCAATAACTCCCTGAGCCTCTCCCATAGTGCCCGCAGCAGCGTGAGATGCCTTGGGTTCGTTCCACACCTTGTCCGCGATGTTCTGAAGGTCAGCTCCAGTGATGGTCGCTGCGGCTGCGGATGCAGCTGTAGTAAGCGCAGCACCAGTACTGCCAACTATTACGTGCGCGGACGTGGCCTCGTCCCAGACCTTATCCGCAATAGCTGACTGATCTGCGGTATCCACCTTAACGCCAGTTGTTCCAGTTTGTCCTAGAATTGTGTTGGCTGTGTTCTGGACTCCGGTGACTTGTGATGCGACACCGGTCACCTGAGATGAGACACCTGTAAGGGCTGCTGCCTTAGCGACAGTAGCATCTTTTGCAGTGAGCGCGAACTCGGCAGTCATCGTGGCTGCCGCGGCCCTGGTGCTGACCTGTGTGTCTAGGTTATCTAGATTTGCCATGCGTCCAGCGGTAAGCCCTGATTGTAGGTAGTTGGTATCGTCATGAATGTAATCCACGATTGTTTGGCTTGCTCTAGATGTAATAGTCGCGTCTAGATTATCAAGGTTGTTTGCGCGTGTGACTGAAAGTACGCCCTGCAGTGCTGCTCCGAAGGTACCCGACAGGGTGTGTGCAGCTCTGAGAGATTCCCACACCGTGGATGCAATTAGGGGGATATCACTTGCGGCGAGCAGTGTGTCTGGTGTGTACACTACAGACAATGAAGCTGTATTTGTGTTGTAATTGCTTAACGCGTCTCTAGCTCTAACCCCGACATAGTAAGTAGCGTTTGGTACAAGCGGATTACCTGAGGAATCAAACGTGATATAAGCAGATAGAGTGAGTACTGCCAGTACCTTGTTAGTGTCTAAAAACAAATTAACAGCGGTGTCCTTCTTGATATACACGTCATAAGTAATGATGCCGTTGCTTGATGTTGCAG